GTTTAATATGGTAGCTGAACCTCCAGTCTACCGTGTTGAGCACATTGAGTTTTGTCAGATGAAACCAGTCCACCTAGACATGGGATGGATGATGGTTAGGAAACCAACTAGTGTGTTTAAGGACATGATAGCCATATCAACCAGAGGTGTAGCACATTATGACAATTATCTTAGAGATGTTGGCATGTGCGGTCTCTCCTTGTACGCGGCTTGCCCTTTAGTCGGAGTTTTCTACGAGACTCTAAGCCACATGGGAGTGGAAAGACTGGAAGGTGAGTTACAAGGGGGATTAGCTTACTGGATGAGACAAGGGGATCTCGAGAAAACACCTGTTGTTCCGGGTGAATACTCGATACAGAGCCTCTTGAGTTATTGTAGAGCTTTTAATTTCAATCCTTCAGTCGTAGGCGAGTTTGAACAACGAGTGAAGTCAGATCTGCTAGGTGCTGTCTCTTGGCTGTCGCTCTTGTGTTAAAATGAATAACACAAGTAAAAAGAATAATGCTAGGAACGGGGGACCCGTAAGTACCCCCACAAACCGTCTGGAGTTTATCAACACTGTACACGCAGCCCAGGCGCGGTATTTGGCGGCTTTAGCCAATCCATTTGCCTCGCCGGCTGTTCCGATTCCGGATTCGTTTTTGACGGCTCACGTTTCGAAGATTGGTCATGAGACTGTAATTGCAAATTGCAGGGGTCTCAGGATCGAAGTCTTCAAGACTTTCGACGAGCCAACTGGGGATTACAGGTGCAATTTGCTATACTCCAACGGCACTAGTTGGGTAGTTTTGCGCACTTATGATTCAGAGGTTGGCTCCCGTCTTGTTGCCGCTGGCATTGCTTATGAGGATGCAAGTCCTGCTGATTCCATCGGCGGGGTTGTGACTTATTCGCAAACCGACTCAGCAACAAATGGCTCCACTCCTGAAGTGGTAGACAAGGAAGTTAAAACTGAACGCAATCGAGGCGACGGAGCGATTTGCTATCAACTCATGCGTCGACAGGCGCTTGAGTTCGAAGGCTCTGCTCATACTCTCCTCGAAATTGAGTTCAGTCAAAGCATCACTGTCGTGGCTAAGCTCGCCGTCATTCTTGAAACTGACGGACGTCAGGGCTTCACAGAAGCCCGGACCTCGTCAAAAGACTTCTTGATCACTTCATCGTATGAAAACCATCACGCTGGTATATTTGCGGACATTCCGATGCCTGACTTTGATTAC